CGATACGCTTGTCCTTTTCTGCTGTTGCCTCGCGAAACTGCGCTTCTAAGGCTTGCCGTGCCTCTTGGTATTTGCCTTGAGATTCAAGCTGTTGCTGCTCATAGTTGCGCTTGAACTCCAGCAGTTCATCGACGTTGACGCCATCGGGCAGCTTCGGCGCTTTGGATTTTGCTGCGCGCAACTCAGCAATCAGCTCTTGGTTTTTGCGCTCAAGTGCTTCAACACTGCGTTGCAAGTCAACCTCAGTAGCCGCAGGCTCCTGGGTTTGTGTTTCATCAGACATGGATAAGCCGCAGGCTTAATTACGCTGCCATCGTAATGGCGCGGTGTGATCGTGTCAAAGCGTGAATGGGACACACCTGTGCGGGAACCGTGGAACCCGCTGATTAAACAGTGCCTTGATGCAGTGGACCGGCATGAGGAGCTGTACCGCAGCACCGGCAATGGATGGCACGCCGCCAAAGCACAAAACCTGCGGTGGTATGTGGCGGAGTTGAAGGACTGGATTCACACGCAGGAGCGTGTCACCATTTTGTCTTATCCGCCCAGAACGCAGCACTGAGCTTACCCTTGGCGATATTGGCCGCATGACGAGCCTTAAACGATGCCCGTCTGGCTTTGTCTGCTGCCGATTCTCCTTTTCGTGCTGGTGAGCCAGATACGCCCTGCTGACCGAACCTGATCAGCTTCACGGTGTCGCCTTCTTTGGCTAGCACCGCATGGGATTTGGTCGGGTGGTTTGGCGTGCGCTTGGGTTTGTTATACCCCTCAAACTGCTCGCCGCGATAGGTGATCATCGCCGTGGCGCGGGTTTTAGCTCTGACCGTTTCTTAATTACCGCGTTGCCGGTTGACTCAGATTTAATCCGCACGATCGGGTCGTCCAAGCTGCCGACGCGTGTGACGCTACCACCGCCTTGCGTTGGTATGGTCGCCCGTTCGCCGCCAATGCTGGTGATCACGCCAAAGGTGCGCGTGCCTTGGTAGTTCCAGCTAACCCGGTCGCCGCGTTTCATTTCTTTTTGCCCTTTGACTTGCGTGATTTGCCAGCTTCTGATAGCGCAATAGCAATGGCCTGCTTGCGGCTTTTGACTTTTGGACCTTTGCCGGGGCCAGGCTTGCCGCTTTGCAGTGTGCCGCGCTTGTATTCGCCCATCACCTTTGCAACCTTGTCATCCTTCTTTGATGCCACCGTACCGAGCCCGCAACTGATCTAAGGTTAGCTCCGACCCGTCATCACGCACCAGCTTGGCTAGCGCGTTCTGCGGTCCGTACTTTTGTGACAGCTTGTCAAAATAGGCAACCTTGCCAGCGCCGAGCGCTTTTGCCTTGGTCGGCAGGTCTTGCTTGGCAAGCCACTGCCCGTAGGATTCATTTGCAGGCACCTGTCCCCCTTGACTAGCGCGGGTGCCTGCTGGTGGCGGCGTGAAACCTAGTTCGTCGTAGTTGATTACCGGAATGGTCGTGCTGCGGCAGTTGAAGTGCTGCGGTGGTGTCGGGCCTTTGCCGTATTCAAACGTCTTACCGTCCAACGCCCGGCAGATTGCGCTGGTGCGCGTGTCGAGCGTGGCGACGTACCTGTATTTCTTGGTGATGTCTTGATTAGCCTCATACACCTGCTGGCTAGCGCTGTTGGCCACTTGGTTGATACTGGTGCGCACCAAGGTGATGACCTGATTGTCGGCTACTGCTGTTGCCTGCCCACCTGCGGCGATGAGTTGCTTGACGGTCTTTGCCTCTTCGCCAAACTGCAGGCTGCCGATCAGCCGCTTAGCAATGGCAGGCGTGGGTTCGCCGGTCAGCAGCCCTTGCCGCACCACTTGCGAGAACCGCTCTGCCTGATCGACGGCGATGCCACGGAACGCTTTGGACACCACCTCGCCATTCGGCAGCGTGATCGTTGCGCCCTTGGCTGCGGTGAGGCTGAACGTGCCAGTGCCAGCCTGCTGCGCTAGGGCATCTGCGCCATAGACCGACTTGAACAGGTCATCCGATAGCGCGACCACATTGAGCTGCGTCGGGTCGGTTGTGACAACCGATTGCGCAAATTGCGGGCTGATCTCTACGGTGTTTACGGCGTCACGAGCGCCAGCCGGTAGCGCCTTGCGTAGCTGATTTGCCACGAACTCAGACTGCAGCTCAGCGATGCCTTGCAGCTCCCTAGCCGTCAGCTCTGTGCTGTCGCCTGCCCAGGTGCTAAGGCTGTCCTTTAGCTGCGCAAGGATTGCCCGCAGCCTAGCAGCCTTGACCGGTGCGGCTAGATCGTCGATCGTGCGTAGCTGGTTAACGCTGTCAATAATGATGTCGTTGTAAGCATTGATGATCCGCCGCGCAACGCTATTGCTAAAGCGGTTCAGGTCAATGGCATTGCGGTATAACGCTTCCATCAGACAATGCCCAGGTCTTGTGGTTTGTACTCAGACCGGATGCTGACATTAGCGCCGCGCTTTAATGCACCCTGCACCGCTGCAGCGAAGGCGTCGTAACCGTTCTGGCCGTCTTCCATAATGCGCAGCTCGTCCACTTCATCGGCTTTGCCGTCTTTGTACCACGTCAGTCGTATCACCGCCAGCACTTCATCTGGCAGTTTGCACATGGTGTAATCAAGCTCCTGCTTCCTGGGCTTCTTCGGCTCCATCCAGATCATCAGGTCCACTAGCCAGTCTGTCAGCTTGTCCAGCAGACGGTAGATCAAGCCCCGCATTGGATGTGGCCTCCAGCTCCTCGTCTACATCAAAGTTATCGCCCAGCACATCGCCTTCGGCAAGTTCGGTCAGTAGCGTTTCTTGGCTGATGGTGCCAGCGGTGTACAACGACAGCAGAGCCTGGATGTCCTGCGGCTCAAGGCGTGCACCGAGGAAATCGCGGTTGACGTAAGCGCTACCGGCAGCGGTTGCATTGCCGAGGTACTGCGCGTGCCACTGCAGGCAGTTGTCGATCATGTCCTGCATGTTCTGCGCAATCACCATCATGGTGCTGTCGCCTTGGCTGCGGTCGATGCGTTTTGCCTCGGCGGTCTCGGCGCTCAGCTTCTGGCCCAGCACGGCCGATAGACCTAGCTCGTTGATCTGCAACGCAAGCTGCTCAAGCCTGCGGAACTGCGCTTCAAAGCTACGGCCAGCAGGCTCGATGTACTCAGCGCGGCCTTCGGCTGGAAATGCAATCGCTTCGCCCGGTCCGGCTGATACCTCTTCGGCGCTGGACGGGAACCCATAAAACGCCAGCATGGGCACGGCTGAGATGTGCAGTTGGTTGTCGAGGTCCGACTGCACTTGATAGGTCTTGAGGTTTAGCTCTGCGATGTCCTCAAGCGGTGGGCGTGACTCCATGAAGCCATGCCGCTGCGCATAGGCGATGCTGAACGGGATCTGGCTAAGGCTGGTGCGGCCTTCATCGACGACGGTGAACTCGCCGCTGTCCTGCTTGCGGTGAATGCGGTACTCACCAGGCGTCAGCACACGGATCTGCTCGACAGCCTTTTCGCCAAACTCGCCATCTGGCACTGTGACCACCTCGGCCAGCCTGAGCTGCGTTAGCACCTGCTTGCCTTCTTGCGTCTCGGTGCGCCAGCCAAGGATCTGCCTAGGTGTGTAGGTCACCCAATAGGGTCTACCCCCATTAGCAGGTGCATCCACCAATGTACCAATGTGGCCATACCTGACCATCTTGCGCGCTGCTTCATAGGTCCAAACATTGAGGTCATTGCCTTGCAGGTCTACATCGAACAGTTGCTCGCGGATCGCGTCGGCGGTGTCATCCAGCCTGACTGGTTTGCGGGTGAGCATCCCGGCCAGCATCCGCTCAAGGCGGATGTAATACGGCGGGCAAACGCTACGGGCTAGGCGGTTGTCGTAGGACTCGTCCAGCTCGCGTGGTTCTTGCGGCAGATACCGGCGATGCTTTTTACGCATCCCATATGTGCCTTGCAGTAGATCTTCAATCAGAATCCAATGCGGCTCTTGGGCGTACCAAGACGTATTGGGGTCGTTGACTTTGGAGACGGTGCGCTGCGCTAGCGGCCGGTCATAAAAATTGAAGCCGGTGTACACAGCAGCACCGCCATTAACAGTGCCGTCAGTCTAAGGTTTCAGGTTCTGATGGCACGCGGGGTGGTTGTGATGTGCCTTGTAGCCGCTGTCCTGACCAGCGACGTACACCATTGCCAGCAGCACGATTGCTGCAACGGCATTCATAAAGCGATTGTTGATCATGGTTGGAATGGTAAGGGGTCGGCCTCGGCGGCCGTGAGCACAAGATACCACCTAGCGCCGCCGTGGTCAACCCTAGTAGAGCCTGACGCCCGTGCCCCGGCCAGCGCCAGCGTGTAGCGGGTTGAACTCACGCCAGACCAGGTAGCCCAGCGCGTCGTTCATGTGGTCAAACCCTGCATCCTTGTCCGGTTCGCCCTTGTCGCTGTAGCACTGCAGCTCAAGGCATTCGATCACCCGCTTGCAGCACTGCGCGACCTGCAGCCTGACCTGACCTTTACCGTTCTCCAGCAAAGCCTGAACAGCAGCCACCCGATCACGGACGGGAGGGTTACTCCGTGGTGACTGGTTGGACATGCCATAGCTCTCAAGGATTTGGATGTCGGTTTGGCTTGCGTTAGTGCTGCGGCTGCCACCGCTCGCGTCGGGGTAGATGTACACCTGCTGCTGCGGGTGCCGCCTGCGGATTTCTTGCGCCAAGGCGTCGGTGTCATGCGCACCTGCGATCTCATCGATGACTAGCAGGCCACTGCCAAGCCGGACGGCAATGACCGCAGACATGTTGCCCACGTTGAAGTCAATGCCAACACGGATCGGCTCGCGGCTGATGTCCGGCACGCTGGTGGTGACGTGCTTGGCCCGGTCAAAGCGGTCATACACCTGTCCTGTGGTCAGGTTGACGAACTCGCCATCCAGGTACGCCCGCAGCAGGCTTGGGTCGTAGTTGGCCTCTAGCCGCTCGATGAAGTCCGGCGGTAGGTGCGGGTTGTCTGCGGTGCGCATCTTGATCAGATGCCGGTCTGGACGTGCTCTGGCCTCGTCGCTGCCAAACGTGTTCCACATCCACCGGAACCCCTCCGGCGTTGATGCCGCGCCAAACTGCCGGACATTGCCGGAGCGCAAACGGCCAAGGATCTTCGGAAACGCCTTATTAGCAATGCTTGGCGTCACCGTATCGATCTCGTCAGCCAACACCCACGCAAGGTTCAAGCCGATGATGCGTGACCAGTTTTCAAAGCTGCGGCACAGGATTTTTGTATCACCGCCCGGCAGGTGCAGCATGTACTCCGGCAGCGGGCTAGCCCTGAACGTGTACGGGATGTCATACGCTTCAAGGAACGCCTCAAAGTCCGTCTGCCAGATGTCCCGGATCAGCGGTCCGGTCGGCTCCATCACGCAGCCGATAAAGCCCTGATTGACCGCTGCCAGCATCACGGCCTTGGCGCACAGCGCCCTTGTCTTGCCCGCGCCATAGCCCGCGCTGATGCCAAGGATCTGCGTTGCGGTGTCATCCACAAACGCAAGTTGTCCAGGGTGCAGGTCAGCGCGGATGCGGGCAACCAGATCGCCTGTGTCCTCTGGCGTCTGCTGCTGCATGAACGCAAGCAGCGGCACCGGCTCGCAGATGCCGCTGACGATGCTCACAAAACCTTGCGGACAGTTGTCTTGGCGCTGCCGTCAGGCTTAACAGCAATGCGATGCAGGATACGCGGCTCGTCGCCTTTGGGTTTAAGCAACCTGCCGACAGCGGTAATTTCAGGCTTCATCAGCATCCTCAAAAATAGTTTCCAGCAGCTCAGCCTTAACGATTTCAAGGCAGCCGATCAGTTCAGCGGCTGACAGCTCAGAGTCGTTCATGGCCTGAGCGACTGCAGCAAGAAAGTCTTCCATGGTGTGACGTGGTGTCGGTTGGAGTTTAGCGCATCCCACGAGGTAAGCGGAAGCCTGGCTTCTTTACGTTTACCTTAAGCGTATCAATAGCGCGTGTGGCATAAAACCTTTTTGCTGCTTCCGCTGTCAAAAGACTGCGGCGTTGCTTGCGACTAGGGGTTGGCCGACGCCCGCCTTTTGCTTGAATGCTGGCTACTACTCGCTTTTGGTTGCTGGCTGCACGCGATGCGCGCTGAGCGGTTGTTTGCTTTGCTGCGGCTTTTGCTGGAGCTGCCGCACGAACCCTGGCCGCTTTTGTCGCCATGCGCGCAAAGGCTTCATCACTGCTTTTTCTTTGAATGTCAAGCGGAACTCGCTTGGTACTTGGTACTAGATTTATGCCTTTACCGGCAACCATTGTGCCAACTGGACGGCTATTGAACTTATTTAGCGTCTTGCTTTGGCCCGTTTTGTTGGTGGTTGTATTTTTTGGCGCTGTTGCTTTAATGCGCTTAGCGGCCACCTTGTTTGCGGCAGCCTTCGCCTTAATCTCCCCTGGCTTCAGCCCCTTCGGCTTGCCAATAGTGCCCTTAGGTGCAGCCGATGCCTGCATGGTCTGCGTAGCACGCTTCTTGCCGCTGGCAGTCTTAAGCCGTCCGCCGCGAGCAGTGGCGCCGCCACCTCTAGAGGCAAACCTGCCTCGGTTATCTCGTGCGTACTTGCGTGCCATAGCTAGTGCTGCGATACAGGCAGGTTAACTAGCTCATCTCAAACCGCAGCAGCCGGGCTTGCTTGTCCAGTGCAATCAGCGCAGTATTGAGCTGATCCTTCTCGGCAGCGCGGCGCTCGTATTCCATTGCTCGTGCAACCGCAGCCTCGAGCCACTGAGAGCGTTCCATCTTTGCATCAGCAGACAAAAGCTCACGAGCGCGGGCAATATAGGAATCAACTTGACGATCACCTATCCCCCAGTTTTCTGCGGCAAATTGTATGATTTGCTTTCTACTATGAGCGCGCAAGAGCAAGTCATAGACAGCATTTGTGCGCTGTTCCGACTCTGTATTGTTGCACTTGCGCGCCATTTGTATTACCCCCGGAGTTGGATTGGCATGATGAGATACGTCTGCTCTGTCATGCTAGTCGGCCTTAGCACGACCGGTGTTGTTGCACTATTGGCCGACAGTGTAACAGCTTCTGCCTGCCGCATGGCCTTCAGACCATCAAGCAGGTAATGCACGTTGAACGCCCAGGTACCGGTTGCGGTGCCTTCATAGGTGATCAGCTCTTTGCCGTTGTTGGCATCGGCTTGGGCGGTGATGGCCAGGGCACCTGCAGTAGCGGCCAGCTTGACGACGGAGTTATGGGCCTCTGCGATGAGCGCAACACGCTCAAGGCAACGGGTAAAGCGGTGCCGGTCGAGGGTGATGGTGTGCTCAAAGCTAGCGGGCACCAGCGCTGCCACGTCGGGGTATTTGCCATCAAGGATGCGGCTGTAGATGGTGATGCCGTCTCCTGCGTCGATGACCGCCTGACCGGTTGCTGCTGCCACGGTGACGGTGCGGTCTTGCAGCAGCTTCATCGTGCTGGCGGGTAGCACCAAGTCAATACCGTCCGGCAGTGGTACGGGCACGCGCATCATGCGGTGGCCGTCGGTGGCTTCCATGTAGCCGCCTGCCATGTGGATGCCTTGGAGGATTTGCTTACTGGCATCGGTGCTGACGGCTGCCATGCAGGCGCGCACGCCAGCGGTCAGGTCCAACTCAGCGCTAGGAGCCTCCACAACGGGCATGGCGGGGTAATCGGCTGCATCCTGCACCGCGAGCCCGTAGGAGCCGCTGGAGGCGCTCACAGCGCCGTCTGAGAGCGTTACAGGCTCGCCATCGTCCATGCGGCTCACAAGGCCCGCCAGTAGCCGATACGGCAGCACCACGGTGCCGGGCGTGTCCACGGCTGCTGGGACAGTAACTGTGATGCCGAGGTCCAGGTTGAAGCCGGTGACCATCATGGTGCCGCCGCTGGCAGCTACCAAGCAGCAGCTCAGGATCGGGTGGCTGTTGCTGGTGCTGATCGCTGGAGCAATGGTGCGTAGCGCATGGCTGAGGTCAGCCTGCGTGGTGATGAGTTTCATGTGGCGGCGGTGGTGAGAATTGCAATCAACCGGTCGTAATCGGCTGCGAAGGACGCGACCAGTTCAGCCGGGATTGGCTGCTGATCATCTTGTGCATTGTCGCGGATGGCAGCGGCATACGCAAGCGCGTGGTTCATGGTGTCATGCAACCGGTTGATCACGGGTTGCTGCTTGGCTGAGATGTTGATGAGATCCATGTAATGACATAAGCAACAAGCTGCTCAACCATGCGGCGTGGGATGTCCCCGCGCACATTGGCAAGCGCATCGGACACTAGCCGGTGATAACCCGCCACGGTTAGCCCCATGTCGCAATTCGCAACAAGCGCCCGGCTGCGGATCAACTCCGCGCGGCTGACACCTGCTGCTGCTGCCTGCTGGTCGAGCGCCACCAGGTCTGCAGTCTCAAACCGGACTTTGACTTCTTTCATTTGGTGGCGGACGCAAAGAATGCAGTGTAGGACAGCGATCTCAGGGATGGCGGACGCAAGCGAGCCATAGGCGGACGCAAAAAACCTAGTCGTAGCAAGGGAGGACGCAAAATCGGGTTTTTCCCTTACCCCCCCTATACGTTCTACACCTCCCCCCCCTCTTGTTTTTCTATACACGATATTTATCCCCTATTTGCGTCCGCCAAGGTAAAAAGATAGATAGAGACAGGGTTTTTGCGTCCGCCATTTGCGTCCGCCTAGCGTCCGCCGTGACGCAAGTTGCGTCCGCCAACCGTCTCACCATGCGTCAATCCTGAGACCCTCGATAAGACGGTCACGGGATTTGCCGCCCCTGGCGGACGCAAGTTTTGGGAAGATCTG